CGGCAAGCGCCTCAGCTTCTTCCGCTGTATCAAAATCCCTAAGGTGACCCATTCGTGATCCGTCAGACTGTTCACAGACAACGAAGTATTTCGTTCCGTAGGTATGACCGTCTGGATTGCCTGGTTCGGCATTTTCTGGATTGCTCCAAAGTACAGTTAATCTTGAGGACGCGATTGCGAATTCGATTTTCATTTGTTCTGTGTTCATGGGTTAGAGAATGCACACGGTTCTGCCACTGTCAAGCGTTTCTGTCCATTTTTTTAAATAAAAAGCAAGAAAACCACTCTGATAGCAGTTTATTCTCTATAGAGACCATGCGATTGAACCCATTTAAGAGAAAAAAGGCCGAACCAGTGCAGAACAACCTCTCGTCCCCAGATGAGTGGCTAGTTGACGCTCTATTCCGAGGAGCAAGCTCTTCTGGAGTCAAGGTTAGCCCCATCACAGCCATGGGCGTCAGCACGGTTTATGCCTGCGTAAGCGTCATTTCTAAGGCAGTAAGCAGCCTCCCACTGTGCATCTACGAGCTAGGAGCCAACGGAGATAAGAAAAAAGCTTACGATCATCCGCTTTACCAAACACTAACGCTTAACCCAGCCAAGAGCATGACCACATCTGAGGTTGTTGGGGCTATGGTTAGCAACCTGGTACTAAGGGGCAACGCATACGCACTACTTAGTCGCGATGGACTAGGCAATGTTCGCCAGATCATGCCAGTTGAGCCATCGGACATGACCCTGCAAATTCACCCAGTGACCAACGAGATTGACTACTTAATAGACGGTAAGAAGGTAGCTCGCAATCGCGTCCTGCACCTCAAGGGACTGTCTAGCTCTGGAGTTTTAGGGTTTGACACCACAACACTCGCCAAGGACACCATAGGCCTCTCTATCGCTCTCCAGGACGACATTGCATCCTTCTTCAAGAACGGAGCCAAGATGGGCAACGTCCTAATGTCCGACAAAAACCTCAAGGCAGAGCAGGTACAGAGACTGAAGGAGGCTTTCGACAGCCGCCACAAGGGATCCGGCGAGGGCTACAAGACCGCCATCCTTACAGACGGCCTAAAGCCATACACAGAACGATTTTCCTATCAAGACGCACAATTGTCAGAGCAAAAGAAGATTAATACTCAGGAAATTGCTAGAACATTTGGCGTCCCACTTTCTAAGCTGCAGATTGAATCAGCCACACCTCGTGCAAACGTAGAGGAGTCCAACCGCGACTTTGTAACGTCCACGCTCCGACCAATCGTTGTTGGAATCGAGCAGGCACTCAACCTAAACCTACTTTCGGAGACTCAGCGTGAGAAGTTCAGTATCGACATCGACATGGATGCCCTACTTCGTGGCAACGTGCAGGCTCGGTATAACGCATACCGCATAGGCAGAGAGTCTGGATTCCTTAACGTCAATGAGATTAGACGCATGGAAGGCCTCAACGGCATTGGAGACAAAGGAGACATCTACCTACAGCCACTTAATTTCGTCGAGCTCGGATCTGAGCCCGCAAACAGGGAAGAACCCCAGGAAACAACTCAAGAAGATGAAGAAGAAGGATAAGAAGATTTACGTTTACGACAGCATTGGCGGCGAAGGCATCATGGCCCTCGACGTAATTAAGGAGCTGGCAGATGCAGAAGGGCCAGTCAACGTTCACATCAACAGTGGCGGAGGGTCGGTATCCCAGGGGATTGCTATTTACAACGCTCTTAAGGAGTACAACGGCGATGTACACGTCAAGGTTGATGGCTTGGCTGCTTCGATAGCATCCATAATAGCAATGGCCGGAACGACCGTAACGATGGCAGAGGGATCGCTCCTGATGGTTCATCTACCCTGGACCATGATAGCTGGCAACGCAGACGATCTCCGCAAGGAGGCTGAAGTTCTGGATCAGCACAAAGAAACCCTAATCGACATCTACGCTAGCAACAGCCCATTGTCCAGGGTTGAGATTGAGTCCATGCTCAGTGAGGAAACCTGGCTAACGGCCTCTGAGGCATATGAGCTTGGAATGATCACCGAAGTAGCTGGCGAACTCAAGCAGGCTGCATCGGTCAACATCGATCACTTCAACAATGCACCCAACGAACTGCTTGAAATACTAGACCTTAACACTGGCAGCTTCTCAGAAAAATCGGACCCTAAACTTGAGGAGGACGAGCCAAAAGAAGAGCCCGTTGAAGAAAGTGAAGATTTAAAGCAAGAAAACCAAGTTGATAACAGTTTATTATCTATAGAAGAAGAGAATTTCGCTCGTTTAGAATCTGCAAAGCAGCGTCTGGCGATCATAACCAAACTGGCCAGCCTCTAAACGAGATACGGCCAACCTTATAAACCAAACACATATAACATGTCTAAACTAATAGAAAAACGCGCTAGCCTTGTTGCTGATATGCGCAACCTCTTGGACGGCTCTGAAGGCTTGTCTGCTGACGACCAAAACAAGCTTGCTCAAATCGAAGAAGCTTTTGATTCTTGCGATAAGGCCATTCGTGCCGAGGAAAAGCTTGCTAAAATCGAAGGCGGACTACAGTCCATCGTCGAAGACAGCTACACTCCCTCCATCGAGAAGGAAAACAGCGAAGGCGACTACCTCAGTGCTTTCAACGAGTACGCTCGCAAAGGCCTCTCGGCTTTGACTGGTGACAAGCTTGCTGCTTTGCAAGTTGGTACTGACAGCGAAGGTGGCTACATCGTTCCTGAGTCTTTCGAGACGAAGATCGTTGAGTTGCTTCAGTCTGCTAACCCATTCCGCGGCATTTCGAATGTTATCCGCACTGCTTCTGACCGCAACATCCCAGTTGAGTCTAGCGTTGGATCTTTCGCGTACGTTGCTGAAGAAGGTGCATACGGCACGTCTGACCCAGCATTCTCTCGCGTTGTTATCGGAGCCCACAAGAGCGGTGGTATCATCAAGGTCTCTGAAGAGCTCTTGCAAGATGCTTTCTTTAACCTCGAAACGTACCTCAGCAATGTTGCTGGTCGTCGTTTTGCTAGCCTCGAAGAAGCTTCTTTCTGCACGGGTAACGGAACGAGTGCTCCACAGGGCATCTTCACTCCTACCTACAGCACTAACGTAACGGGAGCTGTCTCAGCTGCTGCTGCCATCACTGGTGACGACCTCATCGACACCTTCCATAGCCTCGGACGCGCATACCGTCAGAACGCTACTTGGTTGATGGGTGACGACGCAGTTAAGATCGTTCGCAAGCTCGTTGATAGCGACGGACAGTACATCTGGCAGCCAGGTTTGGTAGCTGGAGCTCCTGACACCATCTTCGGTCGTCCAGTTATCGTTAGCGAAAACGCTACTGCTGCTGCTCCTGATGCGAAGTCGATCATCTTCGGTGACTTCCAGTACTACACCATCGCTGACCGTGCAGGCATCTCTGCTCAGAAGCTTAACGAGTTGTACGCGGCCAACGGTCAAGTTGGTTACAAGTTCAATGCTCGCAACGATGCTAAGGTTGTTCTAAGCAACGCTTTCACATCGTTCACCCACGGTTCTGCTTCTTAATCCATTGAGGATTAAAGTTTGCACGACCTTTGCAACTCTATCTGGCCGCTATCTCAAGGGAGATTCCTACGAGGTGGCGGCCCTGGATGGGGAACAATGGATTAGAAACGGCTGGGCCACGGAGGTTAAGCCACCAAAGGCCAAAAAGCCTAAAGCAAGAGCGATACGCTCTCAATCCAGAAGGGAAGTATAGTAACGCCTGCCCGATCCAACGGCCCAAAATTCACACTCTAATGGGGGCATCACGGATGGGCAGGCACTTCTTTTTCTACATCAAATGACATACCACAGCTACAAGACCACCACAGCACCAACATCAGAGCCCATTACTCTGACTGAAGCCAAGGCACAGTTGCGTGTCGAAAGCGACTTTACGGAGGATGACACATGGATCTCCTCCGCTATCACTGTTGTGCGTGAGCAGGTTGAGTCATTGACCAATAGGGCACTAATGCCCCAGAGTTTTGAGCTAGCAATCCCAAAGTTCGAGGACACAATTGCACTGCCAAAGCCACCATTCAGCTCACTAACCTCGATCCAGTATTACGATGAGGACGACGTGCTGCAAACACTTTCAAGCGACTATTACCTCGTGAATGACTTCGTTGAGCCCACAGAGGTCATCAAGAAGCACGAGAAGACGTACCCAGCAGCCTACAGCCGCCCAGATGCAATACGCATCACATTCGCCGCTGGTTATGCTGACGCCGCATCGGTTCCACCATCCATCAAGCAGGCAATGCTCATGCTGCTTACGGATCTTTATGATAACCGCAGTGCATCATCAAGCCAGATGAGTACCGTTGTTGTCAAGTGGACACCAGCCATACTAAACCTACTCTCAACCAGCAAGACTCAGCTATACTAAATGCTATCCTCTCGATTAAGTATTTATGCCAAGTCGGAGGCTGTCAATAGCTACGGAGAAACGGCACTAACCACCACCCTATTCAAGAAGGTATGGGCCCACGAGATGGTGATTAAGCAGGACGAGACCCAGGAGTCGGATTCCGTAAAGACAATGGATCGATACAAGTTCATGACTCGACAGAACGGTTGGATAAACGAAGATCACGAGATTGAGTGGGACGGCGGCAGGCTAACCATAGATTCAATCGAGCCAGCAGGTCACCAGCTCAAGCAGTGGTTCATAATCAAGGCAACCAGGCAGAGTTAGCATGAATCAGAGGCTTTCAATTTACACCAAAACCCAAACCCTCAACGCATACGGAGAGAAGTCAAACGGATACACTACATCTGGATCTGTATGGGGTCGAGTCAAGCACAAGGCACCTGGCGAGTCCCTGGTATCCAGCAAGCACAAGGCAATTCATAACATAGAAATAACAGCACGCAACTTCACTGGCACCAGTGGTGATGAGATTGAGTACAATGGGTATCGCTGGGAAGTCGAGGGCGTAAGACGTAAATACCGACAGAATAACATCACAATAATAGCAAACAGATTACATAAAGTGGTAGCAGCAATTGAACACTACCTCCAACCAGATGGATCAAGCTTTTACCTCACACCAACTGGTGACAAATACCTACAACCTTAATTTCAATGGCAGACATCACAGTTAGTGCAGATATCCACACCCTTATGCAATCAGCCAACAAGGCTGCTGCGAAGGCAAACCTAGACCTAGAGGATGCTGACCTGAAAACAGGCTACGAGTCCAATGCTGATACGAACGCATTTACGGACTCGGAGAAGACTAAGCTTGCTGCAGTAGAGAGTGGTGCAACCGCAGACCAGAACGGAGCTCAGATTAAGACAGCATACGAGGCTGAGTCCGATACAAACGCATTCACAGACTCAGAAAAAACCAAGCTTACAGGTGTAGCAACGGGTGCGGAGGTTAACGCAGTTGACTCAGTTGCTGGTAAAACTGGAGTGGTCACTCTCGACGCAGATGACATTGATGACACCTCCACCACACATAAGTTCGCCACAGCCGCACAGTTGACTAAGGTTGACGACACTAGCGTATTTACATCTACAGAGAAGACCAAGCTAAGTGGCATATCCACTGGTGCTGAGGTTAATGCCGTCGAGTCTGTCAACACTCAGACAGGAGCAATTGTCTTGGATGCTGATGACTTATCCGACGCATCGACTACTAACAAGTTTGTAACGCAGGCCCAGAAGAACGTCATTGATAGCGTCGAGACGGGTGCCACTGCTGATCAGACGGGTGAACAGATTAAAACCGCTTACGAGGGCGAGTCTAACACTAACGCCTTTACTGACGCCGAAAAGACTAAGCTAAGCGGCATCGAAACTAGTGCTGATGTTAATCCAGCTCAGGTTAGCTCTGGCGAAAAGACCGCTGGAACGGAAACAGCATCACGCGTTTACTCGCCGCAGGACATCCACGATATGATCGACACGCACGGCTCGACCGGAGATGCTCCCGTTGATTCTGTCAATGGTGCTACTGGCGTAGTTGTACTAGACGCGGATGACATAGATGACTCGGCCACGACACATCGCTTCGCAACATCCACGCAACTTACCAAGCTCGATGGAGTAGAGGAAAGTGCGACGGCAGATCAATCGGACGGAGAAATCAAGACAGCTTACGAGAACAACGCAGACACAAACGCCTTCACCGATGCTGAGCAGACCAAACTATCAGGCATAGCAACTGGAGCCGAGGTTAATGTTAACGCGGACTGGAATTCTGTATCTGGAGACTCCCAGATCAGTAATAAACCAACCCTGGGCACTGCAGCAGCTACAGCATCAACTGACTACGC